CCGACAAGTATTACAAGCAGTTTGCTTATGGCGGAGAGTTCACGCAAATCCCAACTGTATTTAGTGCATTTGAAGAACAAATCAAATCTTTGCGTGAAGAAATTGCTGATTCATTCCCAGAGATGATGCAGCTAGCCGATGGCTTGTCCTCTTCATTCGGCAACGCTTTCCAGAATCTCGTATTCAATGCGCAATCCGCGACTCAAACATTGGCGCAATTCTTTGGTGACATTGCCAAGAGCTTCCAGAATATGGTCATTCAAATGATTAATGACTATTTAAAACTGGCAATAATTGGTTTCTTCAAAAATTTGTTTGCGCCTCAGCCAGTCAGCGTGCTTGGCAATTATTTTGGTGGTGGCGCTTCATCTACATTCACCAACCCATCATTTGGCGTAGATACTTCCGGGCTTGTTGGTCCGGCTTCGCCTTTTGCAATGGGTGGCATCATGACCGGTCGTGGTCCGCTTGGACTCAGGCGCTACGCCGCTGGTGGTATTGCTACTTCACCACAGCTTGCAATGTTTGGTGAAGGCAGCCGTCCTGAAGCCTACGTACCGCTGCCTGATGGTCGCACCATTCCTGTAACGATGCGTGGCGGCATGGAGCCTGGCAATATCGTGGTGAACGTTGACGCTACCGGAACGCAAGTTCAGGGCGACCAACCCAATGCCAATAAACTGGGCGAAGCCTTAGGTGCTGCTGTGAGAGCAGAATTGATTCGTCAAAAGCGTCCTGGAGGCTTGCTGGGCTGATGGCTACTTTTACTTACACGCCTGATTTTGGTGCATCCAAGAAATCGCAACCCAACGTACGTGTTGCCAAATTTGGGGATGGCTACGAACAACGGTTGCAATTCGGCATCAATCAAAATCCAAAGATTTGGGATTTGCGCTGGACTGCTGCTAGCAATACCACTGCTGATGCCATAGAAGCGTTTTTGGATGCACGAGGTGGTGTTGAATCTTTTGATTGGACACCAATTGACGAATCCACGTCATACAAATTTGTATGTCGGCAGTGGCAACGTGAGCATCAATATGCAGACATAAATACAATTACTGCCACCTTTGAACAAGTCTTTGAACCGTAATGGCATTTACCGCCTGGTCAGCCAATACTGCCTTTGCTGTTGGTGATGTACGCCGCGCCACGTCGGCTCAAACCAGCGGCTTGGTTTTTCGATGCAGCACTGCTGGCACAAGCGGCACCACTGAGCCTGACCCCTGGCCGGTTGTTGTTGGCGCCGAAATCGAGGATGGCACTGTTGCTTGGGAGGCTGTTAGCGCCGTTGGCGAGGAGCTAAACAAACTGGCGCCTAGCGCAATCATTGAGCTGTTTGAACTTGACGGCACCGTTAGCAGCATTGGCGTACCATCGGTTTATCGCTTTCACGCTGGCGTCAACGAACAAATCAGCGGCAACATTGTTTGGGGCGGCAATACCTATCAGCGTTATCCGGTTGAAGCCACTGGTTTTACCTACGAAGGCGGTGGTCAGCTTCCGCGTCCAACCATCAGCATTAGCAACGTACTAAGCCTTGGCACCACGTTGGTGCTTGAGTACAACGACCTAGTTGGCGCAACAGTTACGCGGATTCGTACACTCAAGAAATACCTTGACGCTGCAAACTTCACCAGCGGCAGCAATCCAACGGCTGATCCTTACGCTGAGTTTCCGCGTGAGGTATTTGTTGTTGACCGCAAGGTTGCCGAGAACCGCGCTGTTGTCAGCTTTGAGCTTGCTGCCAGCTTTGATGTTGCTGGCGTGAAATTGCCTCGGCGTCAGATTATTCAGAACATCTGCCCGTGGACATATCGCGGCGAAGGCTGCAACTACACCGGCACAAACTATTTCGACATCAACGACAACTCGGTAACGGATGTGGCTCGTGATGTTTGCGGGCATCGTTTGAGTAGCTGCAAACTGCGTTTTGGTGAAAATGGTGAGCTGCCCTATGGCGGTTTCCCAAGTGCGGGACTGATTGGATGAAGCCGGAAACTAAGGCGGCGGCAGAGCTACATGCTGAGCAGCAATACCCACGCGAGGCTTGTGGGTTGGTGGTGGTGGTCAAGGGCAAAGAGCGTTACTGGCCATGTCGCAACATTGCCACCGAAGAGATGAGTTTCGTGATGGAGCCACGGGACTATGCGGCTGCTGATGATGTTGGGGCTATCACTGCTGTGGTGCATAGCCATCCGAACATGAAACCAACGGCGAGCATGGCTGACCGTGCTGCGATGGAAGCATCAGGCTTACCCTGGCACATCGTTGGCTGGCCTACAAAGCTCTGGGCAAGTTATCAACCAGAAGGCTGGCAACCACCGTTGATTGGGCGCGAGTGGTGCTATGGCACATTGGATTGCTACGCCTTGGCACGCGACTGGTACAAGCAGGAGTGGGGTTTAGAGCTGGCGGATTATGAACGGCATGGTGAGTGGTGGCACAAAGGCATGAACACCTTTGTTGAAAACTTTGCCACCGAAGGCTTTATGGAACTGCCGCAGGACACGGAACCGCAGTATGGCGATGCCTTGCTGATGCAGATTGTTTCGCCAGTGTCGAACCACGTTGCCATCTACATTGGCGACGACCTGATTTTGCAGCACCTAGAGCGGCGACTTTCTAGCCGTGATCTGTGGTCTGGCTATTATCGGAAGAACACCACTCACGTTCTGCGCCATAGGAGTCGGCTATGAAGCGAGTGGTTTTACGGGGTGAGCTGGGCAAGCAGTTCGGGCGCATCCATAGTTTTGAGCTAAACACGCCAGCCGAGGCGATTCGGGCGTTATCTGTAAATTTTGAAGGGTTCCAGCAAGCCTTGATTACCGCCGGAGAGCGAGGCGTTGGTTACATCGTCCAGGTTGGCAAGGCTGCTATTGACGATTTAGAAGAGATTCACAACCCAACTGGCGCTGACGAAGAGATCAGCATTACGCCGGTGCTTGCTGGCGCTGGTGGTAGCAGTGTCGGCAAAATTTTGGTTGGCGTTGCCCTGGTTGCAACCGCCTTTCTGATTGGTCCGGCTGCTGGTGGTTTTCTTGGTATCGGCGCTGGCTTAGGTGGCGCAGGCGGTGTAGCTGCTGGCGGCGCGGCGCTTGGCTTGGTCGGTGGCGGCTTTGCAACTGCTGTTGGTTTTATTGGCGTCAGCATGATTCTTGCTGGCACAGCACAGCTCTTGTCACCTCAACCAGCAGACGTGCCAGGACTGACTGGGACAACGGATCGCATGAACTCATTCGACCCCGCTCGCAACGACCCCGCCGATAACCGTTCGAGCTACATCTACAACGGCGCCGTCAACCTGACCGCTCAGGGGAATCCGGTGCCAGTCTGTTATGGACGTATGCGCGTCGGTAGCGTGGTGGTATCGGCAGGCGTTAGCACGACGGACATCTGATGGCTAAGTACATTGCTGGCGCTGGCGGCGGTCGCCAATCTGGACCAGCACCACAGCAGAACGTCAACGTCCAGCAAACCGTTGTGGTGCAAGCTGCACAGCGGGAGGATGACGCCAACTCGCTGTTTAGTAAGTCCAGCATCCGCCTAATTGATGTACTAAGCGAAGGCGAGATCGAAGGCTTTGCCGATGCTGCAGACCCACGCAAATCAATCTTCTTTGATGATACAGTTCTTCGTAATTCTGATGGAACGGATAACTTTATTTATGACGACTTTGATTACCGCTTAGGTACTCAGAACCAGCTTTATGTTCCCGGCTTTGCTAGCAGTGAAAATGCTGTAAATGTCAACAGCCCTGTTGGCGACAATGTTGGTGATTCAGTTGTCCGCAGCGTTACTGATACCGATATTGATGCGGTTGTTGTTCGCGTCCTGTTCAACCAGATTTATCGTGTAGCCAATGGCCTTAAAGCTACATCTATCGGTTACGCCATTGATGTTCAATCTAACGGTGGCGGTTACGTTGAAGTTATCAACACAACAGTCAACGGCAAATGCACTAGCGCCTACGAACGCAGCCATCGCATTGAGCTGACTGGCAGTGCGCCTTGGGACGTCAGGTTGCGCCGCGTCTCTGGTGTCAATGACAGTACGGACAATGTACGGCTGATGACCTTTGCGGGTTACACCGAGGTTATTGATGCCAAACTGCGCTATCCCTTGACCGCCTTGGTTGGCTTGCGGTTTGAAGCTTCACAGTTTCAATCAATCCCAACTCGTGCCTATGACATCAAGGGCATCAGGGTTCAAATTCCAACTAATGCCACCGTCAACGCTGATGGCAGCCTGACCTATTCAGGTGTCTGGGATGGCAATTTTCAAGTTGCATGGTGCGCTGACCCAGCATGGATTTTGCGTGACCTTTTGCTGTCTGCGCGTTATGGCTTAGGGCGTTTTGTTGGCAGCGGCGCTATTGACCGAACCGATAAATGGACGCTGTACGAAATCAGCAAATACTGCAACGAGTTAGTTCCTGATGGAGAAGGCGGGACTGAACCTCGCTTCCTGTGCAATGTCTACCTGCAAAGCAGAGAAGAGGCGTTTAACGTCATCCAAGACTTCTGTTCATGCTTTCGCGGCATGGCCTATTGGTCTGCTGGTCAGATTGCCTTCACGCAGGACAGCCCCAAAGATGCCGCCGCATTATTTAACAACGGCAATGTCATTGAAGGGGTCTTTAATTATGAAGGCAGCAGCCTAAAGGCTCGGCATACCGTCGCTCTGGTCACCTGGAACGACCCCGACAATGCCTATCAGCAACGGGTTGAATATGTCTCCGACGAAGCGGCAATTCTGAAATATGGAATTGTCGAAGTGCGGATGGCAGCATTTGGCTGCACAAGCCGTGGTCAAGCAAACCGCTTGGGTCGCTGGTTGTTGTATTCCGAGCAGGAAGAGACCACCACCTGCACCTTCACTGTTGGCTTGGATGGTGCGATTGTCCGCCCTGGGCAAATCATCAAGATTGCAGACCAGATGCGTGCTGGCACTCGCCGGGGCGGTCGCATCGCTAGCGCAACAACAACGGTTCTAACCCTTGACCAGAGCATTGCTGTTACCGAAGGCGATACGGTCACGGTTGTGATGCCGGATGGCCGCGTTGAACAGCGCGAAATTGACGATGGCGTGTTCGACGATAAAACCATCACCGTCAAGACGGCCTTCAGCGTTGCTCCTGCAACCCAAACGCTTTACATCATCGAAACCAGCACTGTTGAAGCTCAGTTATTCCGCGTCATTAGCGTCACCGAAGATGGTGAAAATTACAAAATTACAGCTCTTGAGCACAACACCAGTAAATACGATTACATCGAAAACGGCTTACAGCTCCAACCGCGTGACATCACTGTTCTAAACCAGAAGCCAGAACCGCCTCGTGGCATCAGTGTTAGCGAGAAACTGGTTGAATCCGGCAACCGTGTCACCACTGAAATTGAAATATCCTGGCAAAACGTTGAAGGGGCAACTGGTTATCAACTTTCGTATAAAACTGCCAACAGTCTTAGTTTCTTCACCGTTGGCGATACGCCCTACAACAACCTCACATTCCTAACCGACGAAACCGGCAGATTCACCTTCCGCGTTACCGCCATTTCACCACTGGGTAAGCGGTCAGACCCTGGCGAGCTGGTTCAGAACATTGCCGGTAACACTGCAGCACCGCAGGCGGTTTCTGGGTTCAGCATGATCCCGGTGAACGGGCAAGCCAGGCTGACATGGACGCGCTCCACTGAACTTGACGTTCGTGTTGGTGGTTACGTCCGCTTGCGTCATTCCCCTGACCTTGCTGGTGTTACCTGGCCTGAATCGACCAGCATTTCGCAGGATCTATCCGGTAGCGCCACTGAGGCTTACGCAGACCTCAAAACCGGAACGTACCTTGCCAAGTTCGTTGATTCAGGTGGCCGGGAGAGCATCGACGCTGCACTGATTGAGTTCACCAAGCCAGACCTTGAAGATCTGGTGAATGTCGATAGCCAGCAAGATGACCCTGATTTCCTTGGCACTAAGACCAACCTCGTTGTTGATACTGACCTTGGCGAGCTAGGTCTGGCATCTGATGGCGGTCAAACGGCATCCGCTGGTGATTTCTTGGCTGAGGATGGCACGTACATCCTGTGCGAAGACGGCACAAGCACCCGCAACCCGCTAGGCATCATTACGGCAGAGGACAGCTCTGAGCTGTTGTTCGAGAGCGGGATTGATACCTTCCTGCAGGAAGGCGAGGAAGAGCCAACAGCGATTGACGGCAAGCTGGTTCTTGAAGGTGACGCCACGCTCAACACCAGCGGCACCTATTACCTGGAGAACAACCCAATCACGCTGAGCGATGTGTTCAGCATCAAGCTCGATAGCACTTTGCGTGCTCGTGCGTTCTATCTCTACGCCGACCGCGTGGATGACATCACGGATTTCGATGCCATCAAGGATTTTGACGGTGCTGCGCCGACTGGCTGCGATGTGAAGCTTTACATCCGCACTACCGATGACGACCCGGCATCAACCCCAACGTGGTCAAGCTGGCGCCTGTTCAACAATGCCGAGTTCAAGGCTCGCGCCTACGAAGTCAAAGCTGAGTTCAGCACGCAGGCCAACACTGAGCAGATTGCCGTTGACCAACTGCGGATTGACAGCAACATGGTCAGCCGCACAACGCGAGGCACCGGCACGAGCAGCAGCAGTGCTGACACCACCATCACTTACACCAACAAATTTGCCGCTACGCCTGTCATCGGCATTGCCGCTTTCAACATGGCGACAGGTGATTACTACACGCTTACCAGCAGCTCAGCTACTGGATTTGCCATTAGCTTCTACAATTCGGGTGGCACCCGTGTGGTGCGTAACTTTGACTGGACCGCCACCGGGTACGGAAAAGGCTAATGGCACAAGCGGACGGCATCGTACAAAACGACACGGGTTCAAACGTCCGTAGCGACATCAACAATAATTTTGCGGCGTGCTTCACCAATAACAGCGGTGCATCTGAGCCGAGCACGACCTACGCGCACATGTGGTACTCGGATACGGCAAACGGTCTGCTGAAGATCCGCAACAGCGGCAACACTGCCTTCCTGACCGTTGGTGACCTGAACACCACCAACCTGGGGTTGGCGCCACAAGCCAGTCCGACCTTCACAGGCAACGTCACCATTCCTGCCGGTACGGTCAGCCTGCCGAGCTTGCGGTTCACTGGCGATACCGACACTGGCCTTTACAGCGCGGCGGCGAATACCGTCAACGTGACGGCTGGTGGCACTCTGAGCCATGCCTTCACCAGCACCTACAGCACCGCTAATGTTCCGCTTCGTGTGCCTGATGGCAGTGCTGCGGCGCCAAGCCTGACCAACACTGCAGACGAGAACACTGGCATTTTCTTTGGTGCAGCCGATGAGGTTTCGGTTACCACTGGTGGCACAAAGCGGGCGCAGTTTGATTCCAATGGTCTGAGCGTTCTGGCTGAGAAGCCTGTTCGTTATTACGACGCTGATAACAGTCACTATGTCGAACTGAAGGCAGCCAGTGTTGTCAGCTCGAATGTATCGCTGACTCTGCCTACATCTGATGGCGACCCTGACCAATATCTGAAGACTGACGGCAGCGGCAATCTGAGCTGGGCAACCGTCTCAACGCCATCCGCAACACCGACCGGCTCTGTGTTCATGCTGGCTACCACCACGGTGCCTAGCGGTTATCTCGAATGCAACGGTGCAGCCGTCAGCCGTACTACCTACGCCGACCTGTTTGCTGCGATTGGCACGGTATGGGGCAGCGGTAACGGTTCCACCACGTTCAACGTGCCAGACCTGCGCGGCGAATTTGTTCGAGGCTGGGACAACGGGCGTGGGCAGGACAGCGGGCGCACCTTTGCCAGCCTGCAGACCGAGATGATTGGTCCGCACAATCACGGCATCACTGACCCCGGCCACACGCACACCAGTAACCAAGACCTTGAAAACCCCAACTCTGGTGGTATTACCCAAGGTCCGGGCAACCGTAATCACGGGATTATCAGCGCTGGTTCGACCATCGTTAATTCACGCACCACTGGCATCACCATCAACAACAACAGCGGCACCGAGAACCGTCCGCGCAACATCGCCATGATGTACGTGATTAAGACCTAATTGCCAGGACGCCTACAATCGGGTTATTGACTATGTTCTGACCCGCTGTGGCTGACCGCAAGATTACGGATCTGACCGCGCTGACCACTCCGGCTAGTGCGGACGTTCTGCCGATTGTTGACGTAAGCGAAGTAGCAGCGGCTGACAAGAACAAAAAAATCACCGTTGGTGAGCTGTTCAAGGGCGTGCCGGATGGTTCGGCTGCAGCGCCTGCCATTGCCTTTGAAACGGATGATGGCAACGGTCTGTTCCTGAGCACAACCGACACGATTGGCATTGCCACTAATGGCGTTAGCCGTGCAACGGTGAGCACCACGGCGGTGACCAGCACGCTGCCTGTGATTGTTCCCGATGGTTCGGCTGCTGCACCGAGCGTTGCCTTTACTGGCTCTGGCACCGATACCGGGCTTTATTCGCCTGGCGCAGACCAAGTAGCCATCTCGACTAATGGCACTGGGCGGTTGTTCGTTGATGCAGATGGGAATGTCGGGATTGGCGGTACAACTACAACAGGATGGGCGCAAAAACAAGTTGTACTTGACTCAGGCAGTGGTGCTTCTGCGTCATACGTTCTAGTAAATGACACAACTGGAAGAACAGCAACCGATGGAGGGCTCTTAACCCTATCTGGCTCGGATCTTTTTCTAATCAACAGGGAATCCGCAAACCTTATATTCCGAACAGCTAATACTGAACGCCTCCGCATTGACAGCTCTGGCCGCTTAGGTCTGGGGACTAGTAGCCCCACTGATGTAAAACTGGATATTAAACAGTCCGGCACTGACGTAGTTGGTACAGGTCACATTGGTTTTTCTAGTTCTAGCACTCCTTTATGGGTTTGGCGCTTGGGAGCCGCCAACGCCGATCTCAGCCTTGACCGATACTCTGGCGGATGGTCTTCAACTCCTTCTTTAACAATTCAGCGGAGCACAGGCAACGTAGGGATTGGCACTACGAGTCCTGTATCAGCCTTAAATGTAAGTGTTGCTGACAGTGGAAACGTCACAATTTCAAGCACCAACGACGGCCATACAGGTGGCTTGGCATTTGGTGACACAAGTAGCAACACTTCTGGGCGAGTCTCTTACGATCATGGGAACAACTCAATGCGGTTTGACACCGCAGGCAATGAACGCTGCAGGCTGACATCAGATGGAAAATTTTTAGTTGGCACGTCTTCTGCTCGTGGCAATTTTTACAACTTAACAGGAGAAACACCTCAGGTTCAATTAGAGG